TCATCGGCCATCATTGCCCGGATTTCCGCCTCATCCTTGCCGGTTTTGTCCATGTAAGTTTTGGCAATCGTGCCGCCCACCTTATCCAGTAAATCAGCTTCATCCCTGAGGATTGCAGCGTTGCCCACAACGATGCTCCACGGGTCATGCGCCATCAAAAAAGCGTTTTCGCTCATCCTTACTTCATCGGCGGCGAGAGCAATAACTGAGGCAATGGAGGCCGCTAAACCGTCTATATGGGCGATGGTGTGAGCCTTTGACTGTTTGATGACGTTATAAATTGCCGTTCCATCAAATACGGACCCGCCCGGACTATTGAAGCGAATATGGATTGTTTTGGCCTTGATTTCGGCAAAATCCTTGACGAATTTATCCGCCGCAATGCCGAACCAGCTTATCTCGTCATAGAGATAGACGGTCGCTTCGTCGTTTTTATCTTCGATTTTCTTATTGGATCGGCTTAATACCCGCTTAAATGGGCTTCTATTGTTTGTCATTGCTTTTTTCTCCTTGATTTCCGCCTGTCCCCTCCTGTTTTCCTGGCTTTTCCATCTGCTTCGTGAAATATTCATTCACCTTGCTTGCTGGGATCATGTTCATTGGCACATAATACTCATCACCGCCCTCAATCGGGTCTTGATTCTCAAGTTTGCGGATATCGTTCTGACTAAGTGCACCCACGTTAAAGAGTGATTTGTAATATTCAGCCCGGTCCTTCGCATTGCCGCGGAGCAATCCGTCGATATTGTGCTTGGTGTGTAGCCCCTTTCGCCGTTCGCTGTCAGTAAGCAACTGGCAATCAAAATGCTGCTCCCAGCGGATCAGCCAGGGGAGAATTGAATCGGTGACAAACGAAATCTGTTCTGATTCGATGTTGTTAAAGGATGATTTCGATAATTCCTTGAGCTTATGCGGCGGAAGGTTGAATATCCGGGCAATGTCATTGACACTGAAGGTTGAGTTTTCCAAATACTGCGCATCAACAGGAGTTATTGACACTGGACTTAATTTCATATCCTCTTCCAGAAGCATCAACCGATGTCCCTGCCCCAAATCAGACCATTGAGAAGATAGCGAGGCACGTAAATTATCATGCGCAGATTGACTGATTTTGTTGGGATGGGTGACAATCGCGCTTGGATGTGTCCCTGATCCGAAATAAGTCCCGCCGAAATCAAGCAGGCTCATCCCCATTGCCAGCGTCTTTTTGGCAATCTGAATAACCGGATAACCCTGAAAACCATCGTATCCGAGGCCGGGAATATGTAGGATTTTATCTCTTTTTAGTGGAATTTCACCATTGTCGACGTTGATCCAGTAGATTAACTCGCCGTTCGCCATGTCCATACGGACGCGGTGTGGAGGAATCGGCCAAAGAGCGATAATATCGCCGTATCCATTGCGCTGCTTTTCATAATAAGCATTGCCAAAGGTGAGTAAATGAGCCTGCCCGACTTCGCGCCCCACCTGTGCCGTCATGTAGGGATTGAATTGCGTATGCAGGACATGGAAAAGGCTTTCGTCCCTGGCGAAAACAGTCTTTTTGCTGCTTTCCCGAAGCAAATGGAGGGGCAATGAGGCAACTGTTGACGAAATCAGAGTGATTGCATTATAGACAGCCGAGAGGGTCAAGGCAGAATACTCATTGACGTTCTGGCCGTGAGTGCTTCCGCCCAGGTTCCAGAGCATCGGATTCAACGCCTTAGGGCTTGAAACGGACAAGTTTTTAATGCTGGATTGAATGCGAGAAGCAATCCCCATTTACTTTCTCCCCCCAGATATGACCCCATATGCCATTAACAAAACGCCACACACGGAGAATGAAAGCGATGGAGAGTATTTATAAAGCCCATGGAAGAGCAAAGCAAAGCCGCAAAGGATAATAAAATCATCCAAGGGGAAAGCGGCCATGATCCTTACAAAGCCTTCACCAAATTTCTTGATTTTATCGGTTATTTTCAAAAGACCAGTACCCCGCGAGTCTCGTAAATGCTTGGTTGCTCAACCTCTTTCATGTCCCGGCTTTTCAGCCCTAACGCCATTGCCAGAGCTACCGCGCCGTCAATCCGAAAACGAGACTTTGACTTGTCAATCTTCCTGTTGCCTGAAGGATCGCTGATGCTCATAGCGTTTGAGATGTTCCACGTGAGGCACGGATGACCGTTATGGATCAGTTTCCGCTCCAAGATAGACACCTCTAGTGCATCAATCGCCGGTGACATATCCTTGAACCCCTGCCCCCACGGAACAAGCCGTAACGCCTCATATCGCGCCGAATCTTTGCCGTCCACGTAAGCATCAAGGCCGATCCGCCCACAGGCATTCAGGAAAGCGTCAATGCTCCATCGGTCGTAAGCCATGCCTAAAACGGTGTAGTGTTGCATGATTCCGGCGATTTTAGAGGCCACCCAGTCATATTGAACCGCTCTGCCGGGTGTCGTTTCGATGTATCCCTGTTTTTTCCATGTCAGATACGGCACTCGGTCGCGTGTTTCGTGATCGAACAGGGCATCATCTGGCTTCCAGAACCACGCCTTTACGGTGTCCGTTTCACCTGCGCTGACAGCAATCAAGGCCGTCAAGTCTGTCTTGCCGGAAAGGTCAAGCCCAAGATAGATGCCTGCTCCCGGCTCAATGGTCGCGCCTTCCTGTCTGCATCCAGACCATTCGGCGCGAGGAATAAGCGGTGATTTGGCATCGACGCGCTGATTCAGATACAGATTGCGGAACGCCGCTTCAAATGACGGCATTCTCTTTGCCCTTGCCGCTGCCGCTTTCATTTCTTCCAAAGAACGGAAATCCCCTATTGCAGGATTTGCTAATTTCCATAGCGATTCGTCGTCAAATATCCCTTCGGCATCATCAGGAACGGCATGCAGACGAACAACAGTCGAAGAATCATGACCGGAAAGGCCATCATCAATAAGCTGAGATAAAATATGCTGAGGATCGTTGCTTTGAGTGCTGATAACAATGGATAGTGGCTCTTCTCTTGCCCCACTTGCGGTATCAAGGGCATCGTACAAATCGCGGTTTTTCGCCTGGGCAAGTTCGTCATAAATCCAGACCGTCGGGTTTAATCCCATCTTAGTTCCCGCTTCCGCCGAAACAGCCCGATAGACGGAACCGTTATGGAAGCAGATCATCGTTTTGGTGCTATCTACGATCTTAATCAGGGCGGACAATTCCGGGTCAGCCCTCACGATCTGCGCGGCATATTTGAAAACAATCGCCGCTTGATCCCGGTCATTCGCCGCTGAATAGATTTCGCCGTTCGTCACCGCTTCCGGGCCGACAAGGTGAACCAGAACAAGGGCGGCAATCAGGGCTGTCTTGCCGTTTTTACGCCCAATTGAAAGAATCGCCCTGCGAACAATCCGGCGACCTTTGCGGTTAAGTGGGCCGTAAATATCTGCGATGAACTCCCGCTGAAACGGTCTGAGTTTAAAACTATCCCCTTGCCCCTTGCCGGAAGGAACCTTCAGGTTTTCAATGAACTTGAGAACTCGCTTTACTCTGTCCGTACTATTTGCCTGCGCCACCGATCAGCCCTTCAAACTTGCTTGTCTCTTTCCCCCGTGGCTGAATCGCCATCCTTGCCCTTGCCGAGGGTGTCATGCCAAATTCAACAGCATATTTCATCATGTCACGTTTCGCTGTGTTCGTTATGCCGACAAGTGGATTTGGGATAACCATGCCGTTACCTGAAATGATTGTCAGGCCGGTTGCATTCAGTTCCTCTTCCGCTTTCCGCCATGCCCCATAAGCAGAACAATAAGCGGCGAACGGGGCGCGGTCTACATCGTAGAGTAGGCCGAGTGTATAGAGTCCTTCGGCAAGCCGGTTCCATTCCTCAAGGGCATATTCGTTTAGGTGTTCCGGTGGAGTAGGTATCTCAGATTGTGGTTTTGGCTCACTTTTAGCCCTTTTTTTTTGCTTTCCGGGATTGCCTGCAATATTAATAACGTTTGTCGGGAGTGGTTTTCTGCCGCGCATGATTTACTTAATGATTCCTTTAATTTGACCCCTGCCTTATTTTGTCGGGCACTAAATCGTGACAGATCGGAAGAGCGTCGTGTAGGGAA